CGAATACATTTTATAACTAATGTGAATGGTGTAGAACATACTTCACCAACATATGGTAATTTATTATGTGTTGGTGGTGATGTGTTTATTATGCCACGTCACTATTGGTTACGTTTTAGTGAATTAAATGATCTTTACACTGAACAAGGTTATAATAGTTTTATACAGTTGTCTTGGAATCAGAAACAAGATATTAAAGTACGTTTTGTTGATTGTCAACATTATTATCCTCCTTATGAGCATAGTAATGATATTTGCTTTGTACGTATTAAGGATTTATGTTGTATGAGAGATTTACGTGCTTTTTTTCAAACTGAAAATGATAATCCTAATTTATATAATTGTTATTTATATGGATTTCGTTCTAAACGTTGTGAATCAGTTGCTCCATTACAACCAACTATGTTAACTGTTGGTAGTTCAAAATTGACTAGTATGAAATATAGTTCAGGTTCTCCAATTGATAAAATTACTGGTAAAGCTCTTAAAAATTTAGAGTTTAATATACCTATATGTTATATGTATGATATGTGTTATACAGAATTCGGGGACTGTGGATTGGCTTATTTGGGTATGGATAGTACTATGGGATGTCGACAATTTCTTGGTATACATACTGGTGGTTCTAGCGGAACACATCAGGGAATTGCTTCTCCGGTTTTTAAAGAAGATGTTGATGAAGCATTTGATTTTTTTAAAAATAGTGGTACTGTTATTACTATTCAAAGTGGTACAGATTATATAGATTGGGGTTTGAATCCAACTAGTACGTTATTACATGATGATCATTGTAAAGATCTGTTAGTAGTAGGACGTGCTGGTAAAATTAATGGCAAACCTATTAAAACATCAATGGCTAGTCGTAGTAAAATACAACAGAGTGTAGTATTTGATGTAATGGAAGAGGATTTTGGGCCTCATACACAAGAACCTGCACGTTTGTTTAAGTGTGACATTGATGGTAAGTTGGTGTCTCCTATGGCTTTAGCTTTAGGTAAATTAAATCAAAAGGGTTTTTATGTAGACCAAGATAAATTTGATCTAATTAATGATCATATTACATCGACTATTTTGTCA